AATCTGCGACCGACAAATGATTTGCTTAATCAAGTGGCTGATCGCCTGACATTGATCGAAAGCCCCGCAGATCGCGTGCGTATTGCATTTGATTTGTTTGGCCGGTCTGGTGTCAACTTGATCAATACATTGCAAGGTGGCAGTGAAGAATTAAACAAACTGCGTGAAGAATTTAATCAATTCACGCTGGAACTAAGCGAAGAAAACGCAAAAGCCACAGAAAACGCTAATGATCGATTTGCGCGTATTGGTGAAACATTTGCCAGTATGGGTCGAATTATTACGTCTAAGGTTTTGCCAGTATTGGCCAGCATAGCAGAATTTTTGACAGTAAAGCTGTTGACTGCGTTTGCAAACACTATCGCTGGTTTCCGCAATATGATTAATGCGCTGATTGATGGCTTCAATATGGTTGCCCGTAATTCTATGGGTATGCTTGATGAAATGGATAGAAGCACGTTTGGCGAACAATTTGAGGCTAAACTGCGTGGCTTGGCAGACGCATATGAAGCACTTGATGAAGCTGGTCAGACAACCGCAAAAGAAACAATGCCAAAAGTTGTTGTGTCACTTGATGATGTGGCTGTTGGTTTTGAACGTGTTAAAGAAGAAGCCGAAAAAACACAAGAGGCTATCAGCGGCGTGACAATATTAACGCACGAAAGCACAAGCGGGTTGCAGAATTATGCGGCCGCGGCGCGTGACACCGGCAAACAGTTGGATAACATTGCAGTGCGCGGTCTGAATAAGTTAGAAGATGGCCTGATGGGTGTAATGCAAGGCACGATGTCGGCCAAAGATGCGTTCAAATCGATGGCGCAAAGCATCATCAGCGATCTTATGCGTATGGCTATACAGCAACAGATCACGGGTCGCATAGCCGGTTTTTTGGGCGGTCTTGGCGGCGGCGGTGGTTACAGCACAGTAGGTGCAGGCGCAAATACATATATACCGGCAGGTTTGGCATCTGGTGGCCCCGCAATGCGAAACACGCCATATATTGTGGGTGAAAAAGGGCCAGAATTGTTTGTGCCACGCGGTAGCGGTACTGTCGTGCCAAATGACAAGCTGGGCGGTGGCGGCGGTGTAGTCGTCAATCAAACTATCAATCTGACAACGGGAATATCGCAAACAGTACGCGCTGAAGTGACAAATATGTTGCCGCAAATCAAAGAAGCCGCAAAAGGTGCGGTATTGGATGCGCGGCGGCGTGGTGGGTCATTTGGTTCGGCGTTTGGGGGTTAATTATGGCCATCACTTACCCGCTAACATTTCCGACACATACTGGCATTTTTTCAGTAAACCTAATTGCGCGTAATGTTGTCGGCATCACCACGTCACCATTTACGTTTTCACAGCAAAAATTTGAATATCAGGGTAAACGCTGGGAAGCTGACATTGCCTTGCCGCCAATGAAACGCGAAGATGCTGAACAATGGATCACGTTTTTTATGAAACTGTATGGGCCGGTCGGCACGTTTTTGCTTGGCGATCCAAATGCCGCTACACCGCGCGGCAGTGCCGCTACAACGGCTGGCACGCCGGTCGTGAACGGTGCAAGCCAGACAGGTGACGAACTGGCCATAGACGGGATTCCAGCGTCAGCCACGGGCTATTTAAAGGCGGGTGACTATATACAGCTTGGCACCGGTACATCGTCACAGCTTTATAAAGTGCTTGATGATGTCGATAGTAACGCATCCGGCGAAGCAACTTTGCAGATATGGCCAGATTTACGGTCTTCACCGGCAGACGATGCAACGGTTGTTGTGTCAGGCGCAAAAGGTCTGTTTCAGCTATCAACGCCAACTACAAATTGGACAATCGATAACGCTGGTTTCTATTCAATGGCATTTGGCGCGGTTGAAACCCTATGACCAGATCACTTGGCAGTAATTTTGACACCGCATTAACGGCTGATGTTGTCAGGCCGTTTTTTGCTGTTGATCTTGATTTTGATGATGGAAATTTGCGCGTTTGGACAGGTTACGGTGATCTGACTATCAGCGGTGAAACATATATGGGCGGTGGTGACATTATGAGCATCAGCGAACTTGAAGAAACTGGCGAAATCCGCGCAAACGGCGTGTCAATAGGGTTTACGGGCCTGCCATCGTCAATCATTGCACCAGCTTTAAACCAAAGTTATCAGGGCCGCACGATGACGCTGTATTTTGGCACCTTGGACGCATCTGGGGCAATCATAGACACGCCATATGTTGCGTTTCGTGGCCAGATGGATGTGATGAACATATCCGAAAGCGGCGACAGCGCACAGATAACAGTGAACGGCGAAAGCAGGTTGATCGATCTAGATGTGCCACGGGTGCGGCGGTATACTAGCGAAGATCAAAAAATAGATTTTCCGAATGATAGAGGTTTGGAATATATCGCTGATCTGCAAGACAAAGAAATAGTGTGGGGCGGCTAGTATGGGTTGGGTAAGCTCATTTTTTAAAGGCTTCAAACAGGCTATTAAAGACCCTGTAACGCTAATAGTTGCCGCAACGTATGCTTTTACCGGCAACTGGGCGATGGCCGCGACTACTATTGCGCTATCAAGTGCCGGTTATGCAATGGCCGCGCGGCAAGATTTGCCGGATTACAGCAGTTTTGCGACCGAAGGTGCGAACCGCACCCAAATGATCAAACAGCCAACGGTGCCACGGCGTTTTGTTTATGGCGAAACGCGCGTTTCTGGCGTGCTTGGTTATGTGCAGTCAACAGATGACAATAAATTTTTGCATATGGTCATTTTGTTGTGTTCACACGAAATAGATAGTTACCAAAAAATATTTTGCAATGACATCGAATTAACATTGGATGGTGATGGTTTATGCACCGCACCTGATCAATATGCCGGTTTAGTGCGCGTTGAAACTGCGCTTGGCACAGATGTTCAAGCCGCTAATGCGAATTTGATTACTGAAAGCGGTGGCGATTGGACAAGTGACCACAAACTAAGCGGCATTGCATATATGTATGTGCGGCTAGAATACGACCGCGATGCCTTCCCGTCTGGCTTGCCTAATTTTAGCGCATTGGTTCGCGGCAAAAAACTCTATGACCCACGCACAGCGACAACCGCATTTAGTGCAAACCCTGCACTAGCGATACGCGATTATTTGACAAACACTAAATATGGTTTTGCCGCCGCCGCATCAGAAATCAATGACACCGCATTTAATGCCGCCGCAAACGCTTGTGATGAAGATGTTGCGCTTGATGCGACTATATCTGGTGGCGGTACAGAAAACCGTTATGAAATCCACGGCACGTTCACAACAGAAAACGCACCAAAGCGCATATTAGAAGAAATGATCACAAGCTGTGGCGGTTTGTTGTCATACAGCAACGGCAAATTTTCGATCAAAGTTGCAGAATATACAACGCCGACTATCACGCTTGACGAAAACGATTTAATCAGCCCAATTACGTTGCAAACCAAACAATCAAAGCGTGATAACTATAACGCGATCAAAGGCATATTTGCGCCGCCAGAAACCAACTATATCGTCACAGATTATCCAGCATTAACTAGCAGTACATTTGAAACCGAAGATGGCGGCACGCGGCGTTTCTTAGATTACGATCTGCCATATACAACGTCATCACCAATGGCACAGCGGTTAGCCAAAATTGCGCTTTATCGTAACCGGCAACAGATCGTGTTGCAGGGCAATTTCGGTATGAAAGCGTTTGATTTGCAGGTTGGTGACACTGTTTATGTGACAAACAGCCGGTTGGGTTTTTCAAGCAAGGTTTTTGAGGTGGCAGAATGGTCCTTAGTTACATCAGCGGATGATGCTGGCAATCCATCGTTAAGCGTTGCACTGGCGTTGCGCGAAACAAACAGCGCGGTATATGACTGGAATGCAGACGAAAAAGCATTTACACAAGACAACACCACACTGCCAGACCCGTTTAGTTTGACATCACCAACTGTATTGACAGATGAAGGTGTTGTTACAGTCAACCAACAGCCGGTCGCAACCATTGAGGTGTCAGCCAGTAGCACAAACCCGCAGGTTATTCAGTTTTATGCAGAATACAAGCAAAGCACTGATAGTGACTATATTACGCTTGGATATTCTGATAGTGGGTTTTTCACGATACCAAATGTCATCACAGATGTGATATACGACATTCGCGTGCGGTCTTATGGGGCAAATGCCAGATCGCCTTTTGTTGATGTGCAACACACTGTCACTGGCAAAACAGCATATCCATCTGATGTCACCAATTTCAGTGTCAACATTGTCGGTGAAAATGCACAATTAAGCTGGACACCGGTGACAGATGCTGATTTATCACACTATGTCATAAGACATACGCCAGACACAGAAACCCCATCATATCCAAACACAACCATAATGGCTGAAAAGGTAGCGCGGCCAGCTAATACAGTGACGGTGCCTGCGGTCACTGGCACATATTTTATTAAGGCGGTCGATAAATTTGGCAATCGTAGCGTCAACGCGGCGCAACAA